ATCAGGATCATATAAACCTGAAACATTAAATTTTCCGTTAGGTAAACTCAGTGTTTCCAAACTATAAATTTGACATTCTTTAAAAGGAATACTACGTTTTATACATTTTAAAATAGAATTTCTATCCATTGATTGACCATCAAACTTATGATAGATGTTGTGCAAATTATACAATAATTGAAAATAATTCATTTTATTTAAAAAGTATGAACGCCATCATTACTGCCTGCGCTATGAATCCTGCGCCGATAGTAATAATATTTAACTGATCTTTCAAAATAATAGCTCTGGTAAACAACAAGACCAGTGCAGTCCAAATGAATAAAATCATTTCTAAATTAGGTAATCTATCAGTTAATGCGCTCATCAATGCAATAAGACTGGGAATGGTTGCAGCATGTAATACAATTGCAGCCATCCATCCCAAAGTATTTGCGGTAATTTTTTGCAAATGAATCAAAAAGAATTTTTTCACTAACAAGTAAAATCTTAAAAAACTAAATTTAATAGTAGATAATTTCATGATGTCAATCCCGATAAAAAACGTGTTGTCCTATTTGCGCAATTTTAACTTTGTTCCAACCTGGTCGAACAGTGGTATTATGAAAATACATGGCTTTCGTCATAGTCGGTAATCGATAATTTTCAAAATAAACTTTTCTGGCAATGTCTTCGCTTTCTTTAAATAATCTGAGATTTTTTGGGGGCACTCTAGATTTACCAGTACAAGTCCAACTAAATTGGCAAATTACAGTTTCATATACTTTTGTTCGTTGAAAAACAACTTGACAGATAGTATTTCCGTAACGACCTGATTCTAGCCTATTCATGGTTACTTGCGCTACTGCCACTTTACCTTCAAATGGTTCAGATGCTGCTTCCCAATAAACATTTCTGGCCAAACATTCTAATTGTTTCAACCTTTCTGTATGAGCTTGTTGTGCTTTAATTAGTTCTGCCTGTTTTAAATTCTCTGTCAGGATGGCATGGTGCAATCTTTCTATTTGTACAGTTTCTTCCAGCTTTAAATTACGTAACTTATTCGCAGTTATTTCGTACACTGCAAAAATAGTTAAACTTAGGCCTAAACCAAAAATTAACAGTTTGATGCTGCTTATCACTGCTTTATAAGAGGTATGAGATAAACTCATAGTTGTAGTCATATTGACCTCCTTTTTATAGAGTGTAGTTTTTATATATGTTTTATTGTTAAGACATAAATGCTACTTTATTGTTTGACAATAATAGCACTTAACTCACGAAAAATCAAGAAAAACGGTTTACACTACACCTTTGATTTGAACACCAGCATTGGCAAGAATTTCGGTGTTTTTATATTGATTTAAAATAGACTTTACAATGTCACCAGCTTGATTTGGTTGGCACATTGCATACAAAAAGTAATCTGTGCCTAACCCAGAATTGTCCAATGCATAACTAGGTAAACTACTTACAAAACTGTAGATCACAGTATTATCTTGAAATTCACTTGTAGTCATATTGGCTTTGTTATAGTTTACCACCTCAGTATTGATACCTTCACATAATAAGTCCCAATTCAAATTAATGTTTTGCACAATATTTTTATAGGCAGCATCGTTGGATAATTGATTTAACAAATTGAAATAGTTTTGCACTGCTTGATCATAATTTTGTTTAATTCTAATATCTATAGGTAATTGTATATAACCGGTATGACCCACAGAGGGATTTCCTACTTCGGTCCAACTGTTACTTAATGCTTCATTGTATAGTTTATAAGTGTCGGCTATCTGTGTCAATGCATTATGGATTTGTGGACCATAGGAAGATTTATTGATTATATCCAACCCTTGATTAACCTCATTTAAATTTTCAATTAGGTAACCACTTGCGCAACCTATTACATCTAATATCGAAGCTGGACCACCGTCGGGTGTTTTTGGCAAAAATGATTTGAAACTGTCGATTATATCTTCTGGTAGTAAGCTAGAATTAGTCGCTAAATTTTCCACGTTTGATGTGGCTTGATTTAGAACAGTGTCTATCAACTCGGATAGTTCTTGTCCAGTAGTAATGTTGAAATTTGGAGTTTTTTGATATAAATCTTTTCCAAATTCTGCAAAAGTTGCGAACACGCTGTCATTTGGTCTACCACTTACAATTGAGATACTAGTAAAATCAAGTGCATTTGCTAAGTTCGGAACCTTACTACGCAAAACAGTTTGAATGGTAGATAAGTCTGCTTTATTGTTTATAGACTGTAAAATAACATCAAGTTGACTTGTATAGATAGGATCTAAAATATCTGCATAATTAATTCCAGCTGCCTGTATTTTTACACTTAAGTCTCCGATAGCTCCTAATCCATTATCAACAAAATGTTTTGCTACACTGTTACTAGTTCCAAATCGACCCGAGGGTATTTGCTGTATCAATGTGCCTATATTAGCTATTGCAGTTTTTAGTGCTACACCTTCTGCATATCTATTAAAACCTTGACTTAAAAATTCTTGGTAACTACTTACACCAAAATAACTTAAATTTCTTTTTTCACTGTTATTGATGGCCAACAAATAGTTGTTAGCATTAGTTAACCAACCTAGTAATTGATTGAACGTGTTGATAAAACTATAATTATTAAAGTAATTACTGCCAGTCAGCCTTGTCATTTGCAAATCTATATAGTACAAAGCATTACCTGGGGTTTCAGTGAATCTGGGTGGCATAACTCCAGTGATAGCAGGAATAGCAGAGTTAGCTCCAAAGGTGCATGTTTTTGGATTTTTCCAATACTCTCTGAGGTATCCAGTCAGCCAGGGTATGTAAGTATAAGCATTGTTACCGTCGTCGGTCGTGCCTACAGTTATCGCATTGTAATTTCCTACGTTTAAGGACATGGCCAATATACTTCCATGAGCAGATAAACTGCCTGTATAAATGGAATCTTGACTGGGCACCCTAATATAGGCAGGTACATCTATGCCATAATTTACACCATTTGCTAATGGGTCGATTATTCCTGCAGGAATTTCTGGACCTGCACTTGTAGTATTTCCTGTGTCCAATGCCATTATGTGATCCCTAACAAATCAATAGGTGCACTATTTCCAGTAAGTTCGGGATTATCAATCACTTGTTGCAGATACGTCTGTTCTACTTGTGGTAAGGAGTAAGTTGCTGCTAGATTTGATACTATAGGATCGGGCTGATCCACTGAATTACCTGGGACCGGACTTGGCCCAGTTATGCCACCTGTAGCCCATGGGCCACCTGCACCGTTAGCTGTAGATCCTCCTCTAACTACTAAGTCTGATCCACTACGCCATGCTGTGACAGGTAAATTGTTTATTTTTCCTCTGTACACTAATTCTGTACGGTCTGTTTCATCTGGTCCGCAGTCTGGTGCTCTTTCAATAGTATATACGTCATCGCCCTTTACTACAACAGGACCTGTGCCACCCACTTTTTTAGGATCAACAATACCACTGTCGCAATAAACTCTTAACGCTCTTAACCAATCGTGATTTACAAAAAATGGAACTTGTTGTCCTTGAATCATGTAGTAAGCTGCAGCCAATTGTAACGGACTTAAACCGCCAGATAGATTGTCTGGTAAGTTTTGAAAACTGCTATATTGTTTTGGAATACTGGCCATAATTAGCTTCGCAATAAAGTTATACCTAGTTTTGCAGCACCTAACAAACTTAAACTTCTTTCTACTGTAGAAGCAACTGTGGCAATAGGTGCTGTAGCTGCTTCAAATCCTGCTGCAAAACTTCCAAACCCACCGGCAGCATCCACACTAAACCCTGAACCGACTTGTCCTAACGCTAACCCCACAACTAGGCCTAGTAATCCACCTCCACCTAAACTAATAACATCATCACTTGCTACCATAATACCGTGACCACATATGCCTTTTCCTCCTTTTGTCAAAGGAATTTGTCCTTCAATAGTTAAGCCGCCGGCAAAATCAATAATAGTACCAAAACAATGTAAAGGTTTTTTAGGACTGCATCCTAAGTGTGGAGTATATGCTGCTCCTAATAAGGCTACAGGACGACCATTGACAGTGACTGAGGAACTGGCATTTCCTATTACCAGCCCTCCGGGACCTAAAATGTCTCCTATTCTTACTAAGCCACCCGCCATTTTTTTCCAATCAAGTTAAAATAGAACCTTTGCTGACTGTTTGAATTCCAGTTGTAGTCTGAATATAATGATCTTGCATTTGTTTAATTACAGGAGCATGTAACATAACATGTTGACGTCCAAGAGTCACTTCAGTATTTATATCAGCCGAAATTAGGCTTTGCATCAAACCAATACCTTGCGGACCAGGGATTACTGTACAAGGTCGGGATACCGACCATCCTTCATTATTGGCGGAAAGTACTTTTGCAACAATTTCATCGCCATTTACCATTTTGAAACCTACAATATCATCTTTTGTGTATTCTTTAGCCATTAACATTTAATTTTTCCTTTAATTGATCTTCAGTTAATTTTGTTAGTCCTTGATAACCGCCTTGAACAAATAATGTTTCGCCTAAATAAATTTGAGGTACAGTTCTATGACCTTGCTCTAAAATAAATTCTTTTGCTTCTTGATTTTCATCAATTTTAATTTCTGTAAAAGGTATATTTTTTTGAGTGAGATAATTTTTTGCCTGAACACAAAATGAACAATTATTTTTTGAATATACAGTTAGCATTATAAACTAAATCCTTTGAAAGTGTTAAGATCGACGTCTTGTTTGGTTCCGCCGATAACATAACTACTTATTTCTGTTTCCTGCGGTGCTACTTGAACTTCTGCACCGGCTATCCATTTCGCAGTCCACGGCAATGGGTTACTGCCGGGTTTTATTCCACAATTTAGTCCTACTGCAGTCATACGTTTGCAAGTCAACCAATCTACATAATCACATAATAGTTGTTTGTTTAAACCTATCATTGATCCATCTTTAAACAGATATTCAGCCCAATCCTTTTCCTGCTGTGCTGCAGCCAAAAACATTTTTTCACATTCATTCTTTGTTTCTTCACGAATCTTGGCAATATCTGGATCGTCCTGTGGCAACAGTTTAATCATCATTTGCGTACTGCCTAAATGAATATTTTCATCCCTTGCAATCAACTTAATAGTTTTAGCATTTCCTTCCATTTTCTTTAATTCAGCAAATGCCCAGCTGCAGGCAAAACTAACATAAAATCTAATACCTTCTAGTGCATTTACACTGTTGATTGCCAACCACAGTTTCTTTTTTAATTCATAACGATCAATAGTCAGTTGGCGATTGTTAATGTTATGTGTACCTTCTCCCAACAATCTGTACCATGTCCCATATTCTATTAGATCATCATAATATTTGCTGATGTCTTTGGCACAATTAACAATAGGTTCAATATCTAGTAGATTATCAAAAATCTCACTGGGATCAGCATATACATTTCTGATAATGTGTGTGTAGCTTCGGCTGTGAATAGTTTCATTAAATGCCCAAGTTTCAATCCATGTTTCTAATTCGGGAATGGTAGCCAATGGCAAAAATGCCAAGTTAGGACTGCGACCTTGTACACTGTCCAAAAGAATTTGTCGTTTTAGGTTACTGGTAAAAATGTGTTTTTCGAAACTGGTAAGTTCCTTAAAATCTTTTGCATCCCTAAGCAAATCAACTTCCTCGGGCCGCCAAAAGAAACCCAACTGTTTGTCCGTGAGTTTATCGAACTGTCTATATTTTAGAGTTTCATATCTTTGAACATTTACAGGGCCACTTGAATCCAGAAATGCCAATGATTCGGTATGTTTCTTTTTATTGGTAATATTAAAAACGCTCATGTTTTTTCCTTAAATGACACAACTATCGCAATCTTCTTGGCTGCTTATTTCTGGTGAGGGTTCTGCACGTTTTGTAACCATCTTTTCAATGTCCAATTCACCCTGCCCGTCCATTGTATTAAAGTAGTACAGTTGTTTAGTACCATACTTATAACACATCAATAAGTGTTTCAACATTTCACTCATTGGAATTTTTTCATCTTCGTAGTAATGAGGATTATAAGAAGTATTGACACTTATACCTTGATCAATGTATTTTTGTAATACTGCACAAATCTTTAAATATCCTTCAGGACTACGCTGATCCCATAGCAATTCGTATTTGTTTTTTAATTTTCTATATTCAGGAACTACTTGTTTTAACACACCATGTTTACTTTGTTTTACTGAAACAAAACTTCTGGGTGGTTCAATTCCGTTGGTGCTGTTACTGATCTGTGCACTTGTTTCGGCTGGCATCAGTGCCATTAGTGTAGCGTTGCGCTGTCCGTATCTGGTAGCGTCCAGACGAAGTGATTCCCAATCCATTCGTTCAGTGTGTGGCACTAGTTCGTCCACTTCTTTTTTCCTAGTATCGACGGGTAAAATTCCGTGTGAGGATTTTAAATCCTGCCAACGTGTACATGGACCTTGTTCACGGGCCAAGTCCACGCTGGCCTTAAGCAAGTAATAACTCCAAGCCTCTGCATATTCATCTACTAATTTCAGTGCTTGGGGATCACTGTAACTGACATCATGTTTTGCTAGGAAATATGCAAAGTTAATAATGCCAATGCCTAATGGTCGAAATTCTTCTGTGGCGTATTTTGCAGCGATTACTGGATAGTACTGATAAGATAATAATGCATCTAAACCTCTGACTGCCAAAGTACACATACGTTCAAAATCACGAGGACTTTTTACATTCCCCCAATTGGTAGCACTTAAAGTGCAAAGTGCAATACGACCGTCGGGATCATTGATATCATCAAGCGGGACAGTAGGCAAATCAATCTCACAACAAAGATTGCTCATTTTAATAGGTGCAATTAGTTCATTAAAAGGACTGTGGGTATTTGCATGATCTACATTTTGCAAATAAACTCTGCCTGTGTCTTTTCGTTCTTGCATAAATTTACTAAACAAATCTATTGCTTTGTAAGTTTTTTTACGTAACTTGGTATTGCGTTCTGCCCGTTCGTACAGTTCTTTAAATTTTTCCTGATTATTAAAAAATGCTTCGTACATTTCTGGAACATCATGCGGGCTAAAGCAAGTAATGTCACCGCCTGACACTAATCTTTCATACATCAATTTATTAAACTGTACTCCGTAGTCCATATGGCGAACACGATTATCCTCTGTGCCCTTGTTATTTTTTAACACAAGAAGATCTTCAACCTCTAAATGCCAAATTGGATAATATAATGTTGCTGCTCCATTGCGAACTCCACCTTGACTACAACTGCGGGTAGCACTTTGAAAGTGCTTATAAAATGGAATTACCCCGGTATGATATGCATCCCCATTTCGTATAGGACTGCCTAAGGCACGAATGCGACCAGCCCCAATTCCAATGCCAGCTTTTTGGCTGACATACCTAACAATACTACCAGCAGTAGCATTGATACTATCAAGGCTGTCACCTGTCTCAATGAGAACGCACGATGAGAATTGTTTTTGAGGTGTGCGTACACCAGCCATAATGGGAGTGGGAAGACTAATATCGTGATTAGATATAGCATTATAATAATCCTTGATCCATTGTAGTCGAGTTTCTTTAGGATAGTTTTGAAATAATGTAGCTGCAATTAATATATACGCCATTTGTGGAGTTTCAAAAATCTCACCAGTCACACGATTTTGTACTAGATATTTGCCTCTCCATTGCTCCATGGCCACATATGTAAAATTCAAATCTTTATTATGATCTATTGATGAATTTAATTCTTGCCATTCTTCTTCTGTAAATGCTGTTAACAAATCTTTATCGTAAAAACCACGTTGCACATTACGTTTCACCAGATCCAACAAATTTATCGGGTGATAATCACCGTAAACCTGTTTTCTGATATGGTAATTAATTAGCCTACCTGCAACATATTGATAGTTTGGGCAGTCTTCCGAAATTAAGTCTGCTGCACTTTTGATTAGTGTTTCTTGTATGTCACTGGTTTTAATGCCGTTATAAAATTGTAGATGACTGCGTAGTTCTAATTCACTTGCACTAACTCCTGCTATGTCTTTAGTAGCCCAAAATACTACTTTGTGCATTTTTTCTAAATCTAATGGTTCTTTTTGTCCATCTCTTTTTGTCACTTGAATCTGTGTCATTGATCGTTCTCTTTTTATTCTAATTTTGTTACTGCTAAGTCGTCGACTGTGATAGTTTTAATTAATTTTAAATTTTTTTCAATTTGTTGTTTATTTACGATGTCATCAAACACATAATTAATAACATATTTTCCTTTTTCAATCCAAACTAAATTATACTGTTCCTTGGTTGAAATATCATTATATATTCTTATTTCCATCTCAGGTCGATGATTACAAAGATGTAAAGTATATAACATTCCAAGAGCTTTTGCAAGATCACAATAGGTGTTTTCGTAGACCAAATCCCATGGGCTGGGCCAATTAATTACATCATGATAATGTAAATAATGTTTTACGAATGGTGCATATGACCAAAGATGTGTGGTGTCCTTTATTGCTTGGTCTAAAGGTATAAGATTAAGTTTTTGTCGAAAATCATACCAAAAGCGAAGCCGTTCGCTTGGGTTTAAATTCCACATGTTTTAGAATGATAATGTGCTGATTGTGTACTGAATATTAGCTGCAAAGGCAGTGCTGTTATCCAAATTAGCAACTAACTGAACATAGCTACCTGGACCACCACCCCCAACACCAATGGCTTCCCACGTTAACCCCACCGCTGTGACCCCATCGGTTTCGGTGTATTCTTCATCAATACTATAACTTGCAGCGTTAGCCAAATTCCTAGCTATTTTAATCCACCCAACTCTAGTACCAATATCTCTTGTTGCTGCGTACTGAACATAAATGGCTGGTTTATTATAATCTACAATACCAGAAGCTAAATTTGCTGTAGTGTTAGCACTGATAGCCTGAGTATAAACAGTATAGCCTGGTATGTTACTGTGTTCTGTTAAGATTTCTGTGTTGCCGATTTCTGGAGCACCTTCGGATAAGGTACCATTACCAATGTATAATTTTCTAGTATCAACGCTCCAACCTAACTCAGCAGTAGCCAGTTGGGGTAAATCTGTTTGAACACCATGTCTATGTTTTACTTGAGAAATTTGTACAATAGCCATACTTAAATATCCAGTTTTGTATATTTAGCTTGTAACATAATATTGTTCTACCCTGCGTAACCATTGGTCTGTCCAGTGTTCAAATTCAGTTTCCTTAATTTCGAATTCTTGGTACTGATTATCTGCACTGCACATCAATATTACCCCAGTATTGATATTAGTGTTATATGTATTGTTATGTGCCATGGCATATGCAGCCAATTGAATAAAGTAATCGTCGATCCATTCTTTTTTCTTTGGCTTATTGGTTTGCTTGAAATCTAAAATTGCAGCACGATTTTTCCAAACTCCAATACAATCAGTTGTACCCGCATATAATCCACTGTAATAGACAGGAACTTCTACACCCCAAAACTCTGTGATGTTTTTAGCCAATCCTTCAAAAATTATCACATTGGCCATGCTGTGACTTTGCTGGCTGAAAGGGTTGGTTCCTGGCATACCAATTTCACCTTCCTTAACATAAGTTTCTAACCACTTGTGCATTCTGGTGCCTCGACTACTAGCTTCGGTACTAATTTGTTGTGCTTGTGCAGTTCCTACTCTGCGTTTCCAATCTGCTAGTGCCTTTTTCTTTTCCTCGGGCTTGGTTGCGTCTAAGATTGTAGTAACACTGGGAACTTTAGTTCCGTCTGGCAGACAATAATGCCGTTTACCATTAACTGTAGTTCTATCAACAGCTTTATATTCAAATTTTTGTAGTAACATTTAAACTCTGAAACTCTCTCCGCAACCGCAACGGTCACGTTCATTTGGATTTATAAACTCGAAACCTTCATTCAAACCTTTTTTAACCCAATCAATTTCTAGCCCTGTGAGATAAACACTACTTTTTGGGTCAATAAAAATTTTACAATTTTTCAAATTGTAACATTGATCTTCAGACTGAGGTTCATCGACAAATTCTAATACGTATGCTAAACCACTGCATCCAGTAGTTTTCACACCCACTCTTAATCCGATGCCTTTACCGCGTTTATTAAGGTTTAATTTAATTTTTTCAGCTGCAATATCAGTTAATTGAATCATTTTTTTGTTTGTAATCTGCTATTGCTGCTTTGATAGCATCTTCAGCAAGTATTGAACAATGAATCTTAACAGGAGGTAGGGCAAGTTCTTCAGCAATTTGGACATTTTTAATCTGTCCTGCTTCATCTAGCGATTTACCTTTAACCCATTCAGTGACTAACGAACTTGACGCAATCGCCGAACCACAACCATAGGTCTTGAATCTTGCATCAGTAATAACACCATCTTGTACTTTAATTTGAAGTTTCATTACATCGCCTATCTAACCGCACGCTGGGGCACCGACTATACCGGTCCCAACGTGCGCTTCTCCTTTATCGAAACTTCCTACATTTCTAGGGTTTTCAAAGTGATTAATCACTTTACTGCTGTATGCCATAATATTTTCCTTTTATTATTCTAATAAATGCCATAGACTGATTAGCATGCCATTTGGCTCTATTGTCGTGTGCTTTTAAAAATTGTATATTCTTTATGTCGCCTAGTAAAGCAGCAGGTATACCTAATTCAAATCCTTGTTTAATAGAGACTATATGATCAATTTGATAATCTGTTTTGTATTTGCCAAATTTTGGTAAAAAATGCCCGTCTGCTTTTAACTTTTTTATTGTTCGATAAGTTGTTTTTCTTACTTCACTTTTATATATTTGAAATTCAGTTCTAACTGAATCAGATTTTTTTGGTCTTAAATTATTGAGTTTACCGTCAGCATTTGGATTATTTTCTTTCCACCGTATACTCTGTAACACATTTTTCTTTCCTTTATTCCACCCATGTCCTTTTTTTAAACCTGACAAGTTTTGTTTAGATTTTTGTTCTGTTGAAAGTTTTATTCCTTTATTCCAGGGTTCATATTCACCCCTATTTAGAGGATTCTTACAAACGGTAGAACAAAATAATAAAAATCTGGGTCTAGTAGAAAATAAGTTTCCGCAAAACTTACAATTTTTCGTGACTCCATATTTGTGTTTCATACAAATATTTATGTCGGGGCTCCGATTTGTGAGTTTAAGAAGTTACTTTTGTCTACGTTTTAGAGCACGGTCAGCCATTTTGCTTACTTTTTCTTCTGGATTTTCGGCTGCAGATTTAACTTCATCTGGATTGTTTGCTGTGGTTTGTATTTCAGTTTTAAATTTGATTTTTTCGGGGGTTATATTTGCCAACAATTCCTTCATGGCAGAATCTTGTTCATTGGCATCGATTAAATCCTGATATTCTATATTAGTAAGACCAGTATTACGAATATATCGTAAAATCATGGCTGTTGGCAGTTCGGATGGAATTTCGTCATCCATTACTCTTTTATGAAGAAGGGCTAAGACTGTGACAATATCAGCCACTCGACTATTATAACTGTCGCTAAGATCTTCCCAAATGAAATCAGTTGCTCGCATTAACGACGCTTTCTGCCCATTTCCTCATCACCGCCCGCGGCAACATCAGCTGTGGCAAATTCATCGCCGCCATCCCCAAGTTCAGGAGGAGGTAAATTTGTGCCAGGCATTGGGGGAGGTGTTGCACCCATTACACTACCCATTTCTGCGCCAGTGTCAATGGGTTCTCCTGCCAGTGCTCTTGCTCCATTATCTAATGCGTCTCTAGCAGAGTTTAAAGCGTCCATCAATGACTGTAACGCTGCAGTCACAGTGCCCTTAAATTGGTCAGCTTGTGCTGTGCCAACTTGATCTTTGATAGTATCAATTAAGGGAGGTAATTCCTCATTCATCATTTTACTAGCATCAGTGATCATGTCCTGAACACTATCAACCATGTCTTTGGCAGCTAAAACTGCTTCGGCTGTTTCTAGTTCACCTTCTGTTAGATAAGTTTGATTTTCTAACCAAGAACCTAAACTTTCTCTGACCATGAGCATTTCCATGTATTTTGGATTGCGCTCAGCAGTATGTGCTCCATAACTTTTACGAATATAATTCAAACTTTCTTCTAAAGCATGATATAATCTTTGTGCTTTTGCATAAGAAAGATTGTCATAATCAATACGAAAACCAAATCGACTTTCGATAACTTTATTAAGACGTTTGGTTTTTTGTGGTGCAAGTTCTTTTAAGTTCATAATATCTTATCCCAGATTTTCATATATTTAGCATTTGAAATAGTTTTTTCCAATTCTCTTTTAGATTGGCTGTATTGAGCTTTGGATTCTAAATATCTAGAAATCCAAAGCTCTTTTTGAAATGTATCTTGAGGTCTGCCACTTGTAAGTTTAGACGAATAAAACATAAATTCATTAAACATTTTGCCTGCAATTTTATCTCGCTCTGTTAATTCTTGTGCCATGGAATAGTTTCTTGTTTTTTCTAATACAATGTAAATAATGGCTGCTTTTTTGTTAAAGAAATTATGAATTAACTTACCTTCTTTTTTAACTATGTGATTATAATCGTCCGTAATATAAATTGTATATTCATCTATTACATAATGTTGATTATTGACTGGAATCACCACCGGAATATTTAATGCATACCTTAAGTAATTAAGTTCTTTTTTAGCCCATCCTCTAATTTCTTTAATTGCTAGATCTACTAGAGTTTTCCCTAGTTCTTCTTTTATAATTGATTCTACCTTGTTCATCTTTTGTTCTTTTTAATATAGATTTATTTACTAATTGATTTGCCATAATCTGTTCACGTTCATCTAAATCGCGTTTTGCCAATGCAGGTGTAGTTTCATCAAATCGTTTCAGCAAATCTGCTTCTTCGTTTGTTATGGCTATTTTTAATTGCTCAGTTAATTCAATAATTTTCATTTTGATGCTAAATGAATCAGTAATGTAATAATAGCTGCAAACATAGCACCAATGATGCCTGTTCCCAGGGTAATAAGTTGTTTGTTAAAGCCACCTGATTTATTCGCGACACTGTCTTTGATTTCAACGATGTGCTCTTCTAGTGTGGATAATCGACGGTCTAAATGATTTAATTTTTGTTCCAATGAAGCATAGCGCTCTGCACAAAGCTCGACATGAGCTTCTAAATTAATTTTTTCGATGCTGGTGGGGTTATTGGCCATATCTTGTCTCTTATTGTTAACACCGAGATGCGTTTGAAAATGCCTAGTTTTGCCATAATGAACACCCTAATAATGCCATGCATCAATAATTATTTAGTTCATCTGCTTCAATAAAATGAATGTTTTTTAATGACCCATAACTGTGAAATATTGGCAACATAAATTTTACTGTTTCATCTAACCCTGCGACAATAGGGACCTGTTCGAAGTCTTTATAAAGATTTTCTATATTATAAATATCAGCCAATTCGCTGCTAAATCTAACACCCCAAAATGTATGTATCCCAGGAAAATCTCGGTAGAAATCCCCAAACCATCCAGTGTGTCTTTCAAAATCTAAACCATTCACTTTAACTGGGCCTTCTAGTATTAGTGGTTGCGTTTTCAAACCTAAAACTTGTAAAACTGTTTCCCAGTTTCTTTGTTGATCACGATGCTTGTTATTGCCTCTGATAACATGAGTTTGAGTGATATCAATCAGTGTGGCCATTACAAATATTGTATTCATGCCAATATTTATAGGTAAAAAAAAGGCAGCTAAAAAGCTGCCTTGGATCATAACGTTGTGTTATGATTATGATGTTGCTAACTTTAGACCAACGTCTGTAACTGTTACACCTGTTAGGTTGTAAGAACCAACTGTACCATTTGCAGCACGAATGTTAGCTTGTAAATCAGTTGCATTCCAGCTGCTTTCTTCAATAACAACACTTAGTAAAGTGGTGTTTACTTGGTAAGCTAGCAATGTAGCATTGACGCCAACTACACGAAGAATACCTTCAACTGCTTCGCCTGTGCCCATTTGTGTTGCCATAGTAACGTTAGAAGTAATACCAAATGCCTGAATTGGCTTACCAATACCAGTACTGATAGGAATAGTTAAGCTAGAAGCTTCTGTGCTTAATGCAATGTTGCCAACGCTTACGACGTTTTGTGCATTACCATTTGTACGTGTAAAAACTGCCATTTTAGTTTCCTTTTAAATATCTGCGATTAACGCATAATTTTATTTATCCAAATGACAAAATTAGTTAGTTGTAGCAGGCTTTTGCCAAGTTTTGGGTTTAAGAAAATTCTCTCGACTAAACACAATTCTGTCTACTAATTTTACTGCACTGCCATCATGACCTACTGCTACAAAACCTTCAGGTTTAGTAACTTTGTATCCCGTATCACTTTTAATAAATGTGCCAGTAATACCTTCAATTTGCTGTAGTTTTTGTATCAATTCTAATTTTAATTCTACAGCTTTTTTGTATACTGCTAATATTCCTAATAATGTATTAGAATTATCGGCAATAAATTTTTCCATGTCGTCTATTTCTTTTCTACGATTTTGTATAGCAACAGGTTCAGGTTTTTGTTTTGTGGGATCTGCGTCTTTTTTATCTTGCGATTTTTGTTGAATGCCTGCTATTTCTTTTTCTTTAACATTTCTTACATAAGCCATAAAGTCTTTCAAAAACTCTATTGGGTTATTAACTTGACTAGTACCTGCAGGACTGACTGCATGAGTGGGACTTTTTACCACACTGTTTATAAAAGGTTTAACATATTTTCCAAATTCATGGCTTAAAAATTTGTCAAACTTTTTAGGATCGATTTTAGTCAAAGTGCCTGCTACTTGATTCAGCCCAGAAATAATACGTTGATTTTCTTCTGGGGTCAAGCTGGCTATTCCAGTATAATCATTATAATAAGCGTCATCAAACCATACATCAGCATTCTGCGTTAGTCCGGCAGCTCTGAATCCAAACTTTGCTCTCATTTCAGGAACATTTGCAAATGATTTAGCACCTGCATCTAGTTCTTCCTGAGAAGGAGGATCCCAATCGTATACAGTATGGAAAATTATACCCAATTTAGCTCTACGCCATTTTTTTGCTAGTTCACTATTTGCATCAGTTGTATATGTTATTGTGTTAGGCGTACAGGCTAACATAGGTTTACCATCAATGGTGATTTCCTCAAGATCTTGATTTATAAATAACAAATCTCCTTTAATTACACCACTGATGCCTAGTTTTGGGAGATACTTTAAACATAATTGTAGTTTTACTGCTAATCCCTCGTCGCCGTACCAGTTTTGTATATCTTTTGGTGTTTTGCACAGTTTGGGTTCTGTTTTTGCAAATACACTTTTAGTTCCAACAAAAAATTTGCCATCAACAGGGTCAGTTCCACAATGTATAGCAGGTGCACCATCCCATTTCACTGTAACTTGACTGGGTTCTCCTTCTCCTACAGCCAACATAGCTCTGACACTGTTTACATAGTTAAATGCTTCTAACGCACCCCAATATCCTTTATTGAAGATTTCATCTTCAAGATGTTCTAAGTGTGTGGCTTGATCTTCAGAACCTTCCAGCAATAACCAATTTGGAGTTTGTTTTTTAATCTCGAATAATTTCATATTTTATTCCAAGAATACTATTTACTTTCATTTGTAATTCGTTTTAAGCCTCGAGAAAATTTAGAAGAATCTTGAGACCTAATACTGTTTATTAACCGTCTTTCTAATTCATCTGCTTGTTCAGCATCGTAGTTTTCTTTAATGAAATTAATTAGATTAATTGTACCTTGTATTAGATGACTAGCTTTAGATTCTACTAGATTATGCTTATCTTTAATTAATCTCAATGAATCTAGTTCATCTAATATACTACGTGTTTTCCGCAACAAAATGAAATCTCCGGACAGATTAAGCTTATTTAGTTAAATAATCAGAATAAAATTCTGCTACTTCTGGAAACGTTTTGATCCAACTCAGATTCCTAAGTTTATCAAATTTGTTCAAATATTCTATCATTCTTTTTATTTGTTGAGGATTTTCTTTCCAGTCAGCATTTAACACTGGTTTTATTTCGTTGTTTAGGTTCTGATAATATTTTTCAGTGATAAAGTTAACATTTAAGTCACCATGCATAGATAATTGAAAATTGTAATCAACTGCGTCACCCAATCTATTGCTAGAAAAGTTTTGTGCTACCCATTGTTTAACTTCATCAAAATAATACAAATTCAAGGGATTAATCACTTCTTGTACCATGAACATTACATTCACAGGAAGGGTTTCTTTATAATTTTTTAGATTATCAATAAGTTTATTCCAATTAGCAGGCCAACGTAAATATTCAAATTTATCTTTTGTACCATCTATACTGATGATAAATTTTACTAACCTAAATTTTTCAATAATCCGAAAATGTTTTTCGTTTAAAGATTGTGTGGCATTTGTATTAATAGCCATATCTAATTTTTCATGAGCGTTGGGTATTTTTCCTGCGATTAATTCTGATATTTTCCAATATGAATTACTGATCATTGGTTCGCCGCCACAAAACTGAATTGTTGTTAAGTTGGATAAATCTAAATTATTAACTACATCCACAAGTTGAGTATAGGTCGAATTATTATCAAATTTAAATGATGTCAAATTATTATCGTTTAAATGTTTCTGCCAGAATGTACTATGTCGAGGTCCACAATTTATACATGCCAAATTACAACTTCTATCAAATAAAAAATCTATTCTTGAAGGCCCTTTTGTGCTCTTTTCAGTGCCCAATCGTTCAGTCATGGTTTGTCGAAAACTTTTATAATTTGCGTTTTCTAATCTTTCACATTCCCAACAGCCTTCATCCCAAAGATTTTGATCATTCTTTTTTCTTAATTCTTGTAAGTCTTTAGACAGCCATATTGTTTTAGGATCTTCTACATAAGTTAAAGGCCTCGAACTCAAACAGCATTGATTAAATGCCAGTTTATTATCTGAATTTTTAAAGTTAATATTCAGGCCTGAATGAATCATGGGACAATATAAATTTTTCATTGCTTTATCTTTTCAGTCCAGCCAGCATTTGCTTAAGCTTGTTGCTTTGTATTTCTGCGTCGACTTTTGCGCCATCATCTGCAGAGACTTTAGGTTTAATCGAGCTCATAATACTACCGATCTGTGGCTTAACAGTCCCCGGAGTGCCTTGAGCATCTTCCCCAGGATCAGTAATACGTAGACTTTCCAAATCAAAATCTAAGTCTACTTTCATCCCTACACCTGAACTGCTACGTGTTTTCATTAACTGGATTTGATAACGTCCACGTTCACGCATAGCTCGGCTAGTGAAAATACCAAATACATTATCTGCAGTATTAATCTTACTGATACCACCGCTAATATGACTATGATCAAATTCAATTTCTTCTACTGCACTCCGATTAAGCTGACTGGCCGTAATCATTAATATATTAAATTCCTTAGCCAAATTACGTAGTTCTTCACTGACATATTTGTCCTTAACAAATAAATCATTGGGGCTGACTTTAGCACTAACTGGCATCACAAGATCCAAGTAGTCTACCATAATAAAATCTGCACGTCGATTTGTTTGTACTTCTAATTCTTTTAAGTATGCACGAATTTGATTTACATTGCTTTGTGCTGGCATATACTTGATTCTTAGACTGCCAGATTTTTTACCGGCCATTTTAATTTTCATTTCCAATGTATCTAGATCTTTGAATATCTCTCTAGTACTGACATTGGCAACCATACTGTCCATACGCATAGCACACAGTTCTTCACTGAGCTCTAAAGTCAAAAACACACCATTAAGTCCTTGACTGATCCAATTGATAGCAATGTTTTGCATGAACAAACTTTTTCCTGAACCCGATCCACCAGCAAAAATATTAAGTTCACCTCGGTTCATTCCGCCAAACAGTCTTTTATCTAACGTAGGCCAACCTGTTGTAACTTGTCCATTGGAACTTTTAATCTTTAATAATCTAGCACGGGGATCAGCAAAATAGTCTGTGCCCATGTCTTTTGTCAGACTAATTTGTACTGCATCCTTGATTAGTTTTTCTACTGGATCGAATTCACCTTTTTCAATCATGTCTGCGGCTTTTAAAATAGCACGTTCCAATTCTTGTTTTTTAGTAAAACTTTCAAACTCGGTCATGAACCAATCATAATGATTTTCACCTAAGTCAGGAATGGGTTTTAATTCAGTTGTAGTTACAGCTCTAATTTGATCCAATGTAGGCATAGCTTTATGTTTATCTACATGCTCTTTGATAAATCTAGCCGCTTCTCTGAGACTGCGATCAAAGTTTTCTGGATTATAAATGTTTTGAACCCTGATATAACTTTCAGGATTCTGCTGCATCATTTCTAAGAATAATTTTTGTAAATCTATGCTATATTCTTTATTCATATTTTTTTGAAATTAACTGTATTTTTACGGGATTAGATTCGCTTGCTTCCAGAATAGTTTTGATCACAAACAATTTACCATATTTAACTAACGCATCTGCAATGTCTTTTACTTGTTCTGCCCAAACAGGAAAACTAACTGACCATCCATAGTCTATTGCACATTTTATTAATTGACGGCCAGGCCAAACTTGTTTACCTTGTTTGTTTTCGTGTCTGTCAAAATCAGGAACTACAATAACTTTTTTGCCTAAAGCTTCGATTAGTTCTGCTTGTTGCTCACTAATGTTGTTGCTCAGTACTGCTATACCATCTACTGCCATAGCGTCAAATGCACCTTCACATACTATAACAAATTTATTGTCGTAATGTTGTTTGTCTAAATTAAACACAAACTGACTGGGATGATCACTATGGTATTTGGGTTGAATGCCATCTACGAAAGTTCGGGCAGTATATCCTACAATTTTCTTTTGATAGTAAAAAGGTATAATGACTCTATGACTTAATTTGTTTTCTACTTCGGGGCTCCAATAAAATTCGTACTGTTGCATATCAATTTTTCGTTGATACACGTAATCGACTGCACTGACAAACTCTCTTGGAAAATTTTTATCTGCTAAGTGATAAAACTCCGCTATGGCCATAAAACTCTGTGCTTCGGCCGGCAACGACCTTTCTGCAAATTCAATCGGTTCTTCAATTTCTTTTATATCTTCAGGACTTATTAAAGATTTAATCCTAAGAGCTTCGAAAACTAGTCGTTGAATTTCATTCTTATCTGCGCCTAACCAACTAAGAAATTTTCGAAATTTAAAACTCAAAGGCCGACCAGGAGTAAAACTAGTTTTAAACTGACAGTTAAAACAATGATAACTGATGCCACCGTCGGGATTAGTTATTAGACCACCACGATCTCTGGTGTCTGTTGATTCACCATTATACTTACAACAAACTGCATTGAAACTAGTCCAACCACTTTGACTGTTTTTCTTTTTAGGAGGTAGTAGATTCAGCGTGTAATCTTGAATCACATTAAACATCTGAGTAGTTTATATGAATATTTGATAAAAATCAAACAGTTTGACTATGAAAGTTCTTGCCATTCAATGCTTGCATAAATGTCTTGGTTGGTGCCAGTGGTAGCCATTGTTATACAGTATTCATAGGCAACACCAGTAAACGGCTCTCTTTCCAATTGGTATGAAAAAGTAAATGCTTCCTGAGTTGGTGCACCTGTGCTTTGATTAGTTGAGTTTAAAAATGTCTGCTCAGCAATGTCGCCGGATACCAATGATGTTGGAGCCAAATTATATTCAACTGAACTGTCAACTGCTGAACTAACCCAAGAACCGCCCGAGGTAACTGCTTTTTTATAGACTCTATATTGAAACACGCTTCCTGCTAGAGGAACAATAGAATAGTTTACAGGGATAACTACAGCATTTAAGTTTGTGCTTTTGAGTCTAATAGATATAATCGGTTTAAAACTTTGATCGTTGGGTAAACGAATAGGAGTGCCTATTAGGTGCGATGCTGCTCTCGGGTTACCCGAGCCTGACAACTCAAAACCACCTTCACTAATTACACTACTGCAAATCTGTGTCATCATACTGGCATTAGCAGTTGCTCCGGTATTTGTAATTTCATACCTGACAGGTAGTGTGGCGGTAGTCATATAAACCTTAGTATTGCCAACTTGATTGGCATGTTTAAAAATATGACAGATTGTATAACTACCATTTAATACAAATCCAACACGTACACTACCTACACCAAGCCATTCAACATCAGCAAACATGATCTGTGTGCGATCAGGGTAAAGAGTGTATCCCGATGGATTAGTAACAGGACCAGTACCATTTAGTTGATCAACGTTCCAAGAGTCTTGTCTTACTCGTTCTTCAACACCCGTAGATCCTGAACGAATAACAAAGTAATTATAAGTTCCATCGTTTTCAAAATAAACACCATCGTTCGAATCGAACAACCCTACACGCTGACGCAAGTTGGTTTTGGGGGTGTTCATACAAAATGTATTCAGTGTAAGTTGACTTTTGCCTGGTTGATAAGGAAAAGTTTTTAGTGTTTCACGCAACACACTGTCACCCGAATCTGATCCAACATTCAATTGATAACTGCTTTGATTTTGCACGTAAACAACATTGGCGGTGCCAGTGATATTGTTTGCAAATTGATTATGATCAAAGTATCGAGCCTGTGTTTCAAATAATGTAACTGGGTTGGAAACACGCAATCGACCAAATGCATCACTGGTTGCTCCTGCAAACCCAGAAATAACGACATTTGCATCATCAGCTAGTACTAAATTGCCAGAAATGGCCCAAGGAGTTGTGCCTTGAGTAACCGTGACATTGCCAACAATACCAACATTACCGCTAATCGGATTAACATTTACATTACTAGTAATAGAACTAACGGTGACACTATTTAAAATAGTTGCATTAATATTGGGCAAGCTAGTAATTATAATGTTTCCACCAGTAACTATAACATTGCCATCTATAGGCATATAAGGAACTTGTAAATTGCCCGAAGTGCCAACTTCACTTACATGAACATGTACTGGGTTTTCTGGACTACTAGCTACATTTACTGTAGTGGGTACAGAAATATTTCCTATAATATTAATATTAGCACTACCCAAAGTTACGGGTAATGGGTTTACTTCTGTAATAGCACTACCATTACTTTGAAATATCGAACTTGTATTACTGAACAAATAGGTCATATTATTCTCCAGCCGCCATTAGTATATATCATATCCACTGCGGCATTGTTTAATGCTAATATGACTGAATTTTGATTGTCTATGGTATCTATGCCCTGAGGATTAATTGTTAAATTATGTATGCTACAATTTCCACTTTGATCTTTGACTACACAAATTCTACCTTCTTGTCCCACTGGCAGTGTAATTGTAATAGCAGTATTTGACTGCACACCCACATAATAATCTGAATCAACAAAAGTATAGTCTGTAGTCACTGTTCTAACATTGTAGTTAAATGTACCGGTGCCGTTTCCGCCAAAACCTACTATGCGGCCGCCAGGGTTACCATCGCCTACTCTGATTGTATTTGTTATCGGATCATACCAAAGACGATCCATTTGACCTATGCGAACGTTACCATCTGCATAGTTTCTTCTGTCTGTAAAAAAATCTTGTGTATAGGTATTACCAGACATTGTCAGACTCCATCATGAGTCTAACGGTTCATCATCGCCCGCATCAAAGATTGTAGCTGTAGGTACACCTGCTATTTTTAAGATTTGATCAAGTTCATCATCTTGATCTACGTTGTCGTACATATTTT